CCGATTTGCGGCCGCATGGTTGCGGGAACTCATCAAGACGGGGTTGATTGCGGATGGCGAAGTCGATGAACGGTCAATTGTCGATGTTCGAGCCGAGGACCTCAGAGGGTTCGACCAGTGCCACTTCTTCGCGGGCATTGGCGGCTGGAGTTACGCCTTGCGGCTCGCTGGATGGCCTGACACTCGGCCAGTCTGGACCGGCTCCTGTCCCTGTCAGCCGTGGTCGGCGGCGGGCAAGCAGCAGGGCGAAGCCGATGCCAGACACCTATGGCCTGTCTGGTTTCGGCTCATCGCGGAGTCTCGCCCTGCAGTCGTCTTTGGAGAGCAGGTTGCGAGCCCGGCCGGATTACGCTGGCTCGATCTTGTTTGCGGTGATTTGGAAGGTGCGGGTTACGCCGTTGGGGCGGCGGATCTGTGCGGCGCGGGCGCAGGCTCGCCGGACATCCGACAGCGTCTTTGGTTCGTGGCCGAGTCCGGTTGTAAACGATGCGAAGGGATCGGATTACGCGTACTCGCAGGGGAATCACGATCGGCCAGCGTTAAAGTTGGGTGGAGTGGCGAAGCTGGCATCGTGGCCGACGCCGACTACCCCATCGGGCGGACGGTCAGTCTCTATCGACAAGAGGGACGCGACAGGACGGATGAAGGACGGACGGAAACACGCGGCGAGTCTGGAGCATGCGGTGAAGTTCGTTGGTTGGGCAACGCCGACGACCCGCGATCACAAGGATGGATCGTCGGAGGGCACAGCGCCGATCAACGCCTTATTGGGGCGCCAAGCCTGGCTGGCTTCTGGCGCGACTGCGACTGGCTCCCCTGCCGCGACGGCAAGTTCAGGCCAGTTGAACCCGGCCACCAGCAGATGGTTGATGGGCTATCCCGTGCAATGGGACGACTGCGCGATCTTGGCATTCGGGAAAGGCAAGCGATAGATGCCGCGGCCAGCGCGCGACTTAGGGACGAAATTATGTGCGCGGTGCGGGAAGGCGTTTTGCCGACAGAGATATGGCAAGCGATTGGAAGACGCCTCGGGTTTTCTGCGGCGCTCGTTCTGCTCGCTAGCCTGTGCGAACACGAGAGGGAATTGGGGCATGTCTTCTACGGCGCGTCACCGCATTTCGCGTCGTCATGCGTCGACGCAATGCCTGTTGTGTCCACGAACGATGCGGCTCCATGTCCATCATGTGGATGGCAATTATCGCAACAATGCGCTGAGCAACTTACGAACGCTTTGCGCGCGTTGCCACAAATGGATCCATACCTTTCCCAGTTTACCGGACCTCCCCTTGCGTCCGGTGTGCCTGCCAGAGTTGGACGTCTGCGGGGTTACGGCAATGCCATCAAGCCGCAGGTCGCAGCGATCTTCATCGAAGCGTACATGAGTTCTGTATGAGATGGGAAGATAACCACAAACCATTGCAGCAACAAGACTTTGGACGCACACCTGACGCTGGTGATTGGTTTGTGGAGTGCCAACGATTGCACAATCGTGCCTGTAACGGCCAACTCGGCCATCGCCTCCGCATGCAAATGGACGCCTACCGCGAGCAACAGAAAGGACGCCCGAATGGATGAGGTTATCGTCCCGATGCCGCAGCCTGCGAACGAGGGCACGTATCACTGGATGAAAATTGACACCGACCCCAACGAGAACTTGGCGCTGTTCCTGACGAATGCCGCCAAGACGCGACTGGCGTTGGTGTCGGTGGCTCGCTTCGACACCGACAGCACCTGGGGGTATCTGCTCCTGTATCGGAGTCTGGCATGAGTGACGATCGGGCCGGAGGGACGGCCCTCCGAGAGCGGATCGCGGCGCTGATAGCGGAGTGGCGCAAGAAGGCGGCGATGGACGCAGATGATGCTGCCAGTGTCACGGGGACCTTGTGCGCCGACCAGCTCGCGGCCGTGCTCGCGGCGGAGGAGAAGCCAGCCGATACGCGATGCACGGTCTGTCGCGCGGATTATCCAGAGACGGGCCAGCGTGTCGGCCAACCATGGAGTCAATGGGGACCGGGTTATCGCGTGTGCAAACGGTGTCGCGAGGCGGCGAAGGACGCGCGCAGGGCGGCGGAGGCAGGGACGCCAGAGGAGCCACGATGACATACAAAACTCGATTTTGCCCGCGCATGTTCTCAGACATTCCGTATGTCGGTTGTGGCTGCGTTGATTGCCAATGGATTCGCTTCTGGCGATGGGTGATGCGCAAATTGGCGAGTCGTAAATGTCTCAAAAACAGGCCACTTTCGAGGCCTTGACGAGCGTCACCCACTTGCTACACTAGCCCGTCCGCGTCCATCCGTCGCGGATAGGGCCGCCGCCTCGCGGGCGTACACCCCTCTACGGATGCCTGGCCGCCGCAGGTCTTCGGGCGTTCTCGAGGGTCGCCGCCTCGTGCCACGGGCGAAGGTTCGGGCTGCCTGCTGAACGGTCAGCGCAGACAGCCGGCTCGGTTCTGACCCGAACCGTTACCTTCGCTCGAGGTCTCCATGACAGACTTTACCCTGAGTTCAGGGAGCATCTGTCGGCCCTACCGGTCGCCCTGGGGTGCCTTCCCAACCTATTCGTATGGTGTGTCGACGGGCCTCAGCTCGGCGACCATTTGGATGGGCTCGGTCGTCACCCTCGACTTCCTGGAAGCCGGCAACAGCTCCGTCAACCAATACGTCAAGCGGTCTACACAGGCCGCCGGCGCCTCACCGGGCCACTATTACGTGGTCGGTGTCGCCGCCGAAACGCAGCCCTACGGCGGGTCCGGCTCGACTGCGGTCATCGCCACACCGATTTCAGTCTGGGACTGCAACCCCAACGTCGAGTTCAAAGCCGCCACCATCAATGCCACGCTGCAGTCCTCAAACGTCGGCCAGACCAAGAAGCTGCACTGGGATTCGACCAACAACATCAACGTCGTGGACCTCGGCGCGTCCACGAACACCGACCACCGTGTCGTCATCACCAAGCTGATTGACCAGCAGGGGGATTCTGGCGGCTACGTGGCCTTCCGATTCCTGACCGATTACGCCTTCCAGGGCTCAACGGTCCTCTCGTCAACGCCATTTTTGGCGTTCTACCGGAGGTAAGTCATGGCCCAGGTTCGCGGCACGTTTGCAGAACTGTATGACAATGTCGACAAGACCTTCTACGCGATCATGAAAGATCGCCTGAAGGAACTGTCCCGCATCTACACCGAGTATTACAACGTCAAGACCTCGGACCGGAAGTTCGAGCGGGTCGTGACGTATGTGCCGTTCGGTGACACGCAGTCCAAGGCTGAAGGCGAGCCCTACGCCATGGACCAGCTCCGCTCGGGCTACACGAAGGATTTCGTGCATACCGAGAACGGCCTCGGCTTCGAAGTGACCCAGACGGCCCTTGAAGACGACCCGGAGAACATCCTGAACGGCGCGGGCGAGTGGCTGGCGTTCTCCGGCCGCTACATCGAGGAAGGCCGTGCGGCCAACGTCTTCAACAACGGCTTCACGTCTGAACTCACGCCAGACGGCGTGTCCGTGTTCAACTCGGCCCACTTGCTCAAAGGGGGGGGCACCGCGAAGAACCGGCCGGCGACCGATGCCGACCTGTCGGCGACGTCGCTGCAGCAGGCGCTCATCGACTACCAGACCGACCAGAAGGATGAAGCCGGCCATCTCGCGGCGCCGATCGAGTCCCTGATTCTGCTGGTGCCGCCGGCGCTGGAGTTCCTGGCTGACCGCCTCATCAACAGCGTGGGCATGCCGGGCACGGCCGACAACGACCGCAATCCCATCAAGTCGCGCCGGACGTGGAGCATCATCGTGAATCCACGGCTGACCGACACGGACGCGTGGTTCGTGCTCGCGGCCAGCAAAGCGCAGCACGGCCTGACGTTCTATCGGCGCGTGCCGATTTCCACGGAGCCCATGGCCATTGACCCACGAACAGGGAACCGTATCTTCAAGGTGCGGCACCGGTTCTCGGTCGGCGCCTGGACCTGGGTCGGCGCGTATGGCACGGCTGGCGCGTGAACGAGAGGACGACCAGCAGGACGACGACGAAATGGCCATTGCCGTGCCGGGTCTCAGGCGGTTCCTGTTCCGGCATGGCTTGTGGGCGACCCTCGCGGTCGTCCTCGTCGTGCAGTTGATTCTCCAGCTGAAACACACCAACGAACAGCTGGAGGCGGCGCAAGGGCTGGCCTATCGCGCCATCTTGCGCGTCGAAGACAAAATGGACCAGGCGAAGACGACCATGCATGACGTGACGGAACGGCGCGATCGCAATGAATCGGCCGTCTCGCAACTCCTGCTGCAGATTTGCTTGGGCCAGACGGACGGGAAGCGCGGCCAGGAACAGTGCATGGCTGCGTTTCGAGGCTCGCTCTACGACCAGAGCGGACGATAGACGCCGTTAACTCGTGACAGGCGGGTGCGTGCACGGCGCACGTGGGGCTCACGGGCTGCCCGCCCTGTCGGAACCGTGAGGATACGATGGGTAAGACAGCCTTCTCCGGCCCTGTCTTTGGGGCCAAGTGCGGCCTGATGTCGTTTTGCTGGGCTGCAGGCGCCCAGTCCTCGGGCGCGTCCACGACCCTGATGCCAGCCGGGTCATTCGTGACGCCGACCTACAGCCAATGGGGCATCACTGAGGCCTTCATCTCGGTGTCGACCTGCTCGAGCAACAACGCGCAGTTCAAAATCAAATACGAATCGCCGTCGTATGGCACGACGCTCGA